ATGGATTGGATGCAGTTTGTCTCGGCACTGGTTGCAGCTCTTGCTTGGCCGTCTGCTGTAGTCGTCGTGGTTTGTCTCCTGAAAAATCCAATTCTGGGCCTCATACCCAAGATTCGAAGTTTCAAATACGGCGAACTGCATGTCGACCTGACCGAGGCACTGCAATCTCTCCAAGAAGACCTGCCTCCAGCGCCTATCGAACCGGAACCACAGCCTGAGGCATCAAGGGTTGAAATCTCCGTTCCTCTACAAATTGCTGCTGTATCTCCTAGAGCAGGAATGATCGCAGCATGGTTAGAGGTCGAAAGCGCTATGAACGAAGCGCTCAAAAGAGAGGGTAAAGAAGGCCTCTCGAATGAGGTGCCTCGAATGAAATTGGACTATTTACGTGAGTTGGGCCTTATCAACGGGCCGACATACCGAGTCTTTTTAAGAACCTTCAAGCTTCGCAACGAAGCGGTACACATGCTGGATCGGGAGATCTCCTTCGAAGATGCCCTGGCTATGGCTGACGTGTGCAAGCGGTTGGCCGATAGCCTCAATACCCCTGCATCGTGATAGCAGACAGCTAACCAATCTCAGTTGGTTACGTTCCTCCAGCCCGACCATTCGGGAGTGAGGTGCCTAAAATATGTGGCCCCCTGAAAAAAAGGTAATAAAGGTGATATGCCTTTGGATAATCCGCTGCAAGCCATGTGCTACGGGGCTTTGACGGTTTCTTAGAAAAGGTGATATTTGAGTGATATAGAAGTAATCGTATTACTCTTTTATAAGGTGATATCTCAAAACCACGAAACCCAATGAAACCGGGGGGTTGGCGGAAATATCACTTTTCATATCACTTCATATCACTTTTCCATGTGATATCTGAACCCCAGTTAAACCGGGGTTTCCAGAGCACTTTCCCCGCCGTATTACCTTTATTACTCTTTTTGAAAAACCCACCCTGTGCCTGAGATTTAATCTCATCTACATGACGTATTCCCGCGCCCGGTTTAGACTGGCTGCAGTCCCCAGAACTGCCAGGAGTACACATGCGGCAACTGACCAAAAACCCAGCACTCCCGATAATTGAAGTATCGAAGGAAGGTCGATATTGGCGGGTGGATTGGGATTACCAGGAAGCGCCCGAAAGCAAAGTCTTGACCGACAGAAAAGAGTTTTTGAACGGGTATATCAGCGGTCTCCTTGACTCATTCGGAGCTTCCGCAGGCGAAGTCGCTCTACCCTCTGCCCGTACCGGCACAGTCAAAAAGCTGAGTGAAGAAACAGCTCAAAAGCTGGCGAAGCTGCTTACCGACCTTCTGCACTCGCACGTCAAAGCAGAACATCGTCGACTATTAAATGCCGCCGAAGTCAGTCAGTTCATTGCAGGAGCGGGAGTGAAAGAGCCTGCAGTCGGTTGATACTGGTGCAACCCAAGCAGGACGGGGCTTAAAGCGCTTCCGTTGCCATGCAGCGCAGATTGCACTGCTTCCCTTTCGCCGATCTGCGTTGAAAATGAAAACTTGAATTCCTTTAGCTTTTTCGACGCATCGCCCTTATAAACCGGGCCTTTCACAATCATTACCCTCTGCTGCCAGCCACTGCACTTTATGCAAGCTCATAGCAATTCTTTGCAATTCTTTTCACTTAGTGAAATTGCCAAACATCCCACAGACCCCGCAGCGGCCTTGGGCGGGGCTAGGGTTTGCACCACCCCGCTGTTTTGCACAAAAAAAGGACACAGAGCCCGTCGGCGGGAGGGGGATAAGTGATTTATCAGCAGATTTTTTCTTGAAGCCGCAAATTTTCCCGCCAGCGATCCCGACCCGATGATTGGCGGTCACGCGATAGAGATACTGACCACCAGTCGCCCGGCGATGCACTGACATATGCGCACTGGATATACTGTCTGTATGTACAGTATTTTTGAGACTCAGGTGCGGAATGAACCAAACTTCTGAGAGAGATATCCCTAGCAGTGGTGCTGCATTGGTCAGGTGGCGAATGCTCTTGCAAGATAGAGAAGCCTTATTGGCGAAACCGGGCGCACATCACAAGGCGCTCCTGTCTGAGGCTCACGACTTGCACCGTGCGCGGGTCATCGACTCGGGAGATTTATGCGACTTCCTGGAGTTGGCCGACGCCGCCCTAGCCTTCGCAATGGAAACTCTGCACGACATCAAGAACGAAGGTTAGAGGGCGCCTGTATGCACTTGCTGGTCACTCCGATGCGGTTACGTGGCGTACCGCTCACTCCACAGGAAAGGCGTCGGTATCACGCGATCCAGGGCAATGTGATGATCAACTCGACGATGAGCACGGAATTAGGGCGAGCGTCGAATCTCGCTCGCTGTGAGGTGGGAATGCCGCTTGATCCCGATCCGCTTCCGCCGCTGCTGGATGCGACCTTGGCAGGGATGTCAGTCACAGGATTCGTTATCAGTGGAATAGAGATGATCGACGGGTGTGCCTATGCCCAGTCGTGGTGGTGTAGACAGGGGTGAAGCAAATGGTTCATATAGTCTGGCGGGGGTCAACATGTGCTGAGTGAAATACGAAAACGCCAACAGAAAAGGACATCGTATGCTGCAAGCAAGTACTGGCAAGCTGTTTACAAATCCGACTGGGCACACGAACCTCTTGCGAGGCGTGCTTTATACGAACATGGATGTCTATGGTGAAGAAAGTATTGAAACTGCTTTCGGAAAAATATACGCAACCTCTATGCGTCGACGACCAAACGTCATGTCTTGTGAAATCGTTGAGCATATTGAATATCACGGAACTGGGCCAGGCATACTTGTATCGAACTCAATCGATGTATATCTAGGTGATTTTTCCGACGTAATATCTTTTGCAATGAATGTCATTTGCACTCCCGATGTAGAGCTTGCTAATAGACTCTTAAATGAAACCCCGCGACCTGGTCTTACCTCTCCTAAAAAAATAGTGAGAAGAATATATGACAGCAATATTCATGTCGCGAGGGAGGAATTTCGCGAGCTTGAGAAATTCAGCTCTGAACTGTTAGGACTTCCCAGGCAAAAATATTTAAAAGTCATAAAGGCGATTCGAACCTATGTTACCGCCATTCATCGCTTGAGTGAAAATTTAGATTTGGCATACACCCTGCTCGTCATGGCGATTGAGGCACTGGTAAAAGACGTCGGAGAGTACACATCTACATGGGAGGATGTTGAGGAGCGAAAAAGACAAAGGCTGGAAAAAGCTATTGAGGGACTTGATAAGGATGTTCGTGCAGAAATACAAGCCGCAATTGTCGAAAGCGAGCATTTATCTCTTACAAAGAAATTTAAACATTTCATTCTGAGCAATCTGCCGCCTGACTACTTCGGTGCAAATGCTGCACTGCAAGAAAGCCCTATAGGCAAGGCTGATTTAATAGACGCGTTAGCAAATTTATACAACACACGCTCAAAGTACGTACACGAACTTAAAGCGCTTCCCAAAGAATTCCATCATATAGCAGGCGCGGGTGCAGGAGAGATTGCCCTCATTGACGACAAGCTGCTGTTGACGATGCAGGGATTAACCAGATTGGTACGGTCTGTAATAAAAGAATATGTAAACAAGCAAGAGCAAATCGATCGTGAACCGTGCGATTACGATATTGAGAACCCGAATCTTGCCAGAATGAGAATGTGCCCATCGACCTGGATCAGCCGAGTTGATGGTATTGGAAAGGATTCATTCAGCTTCTATTTTATAAATTATGTTGAGTTGCTTGACGGTTATTTGGGGAGCTACCCCAACGGCAAATTGTATGACGTGAGAGAGGTCATTGAAATAGGCTTCTCCATGAAAAGTAAACTTAGCATTGATCAACGCACATCACTAGTCGCACTGGCATCCTTATTTTACTGCTTCGTGCCCGAGCAATTCAGACCAAATATAAAAATATCAAAACAAGACGATAAAATAAGTGATGCGCCTTCCATTCAAATCTTGATATTGAAAACGATAACTGGCACGGATACGGACTGGTCGTGTTCTCAGCATGAAGAAATTTTCAAAAAATATTACTCGACTCGTTTCAAGCCCAGTGGTTTCAGAGTAACAAAAAAATTGGAAGCTGGACTGGGATTGGCGTTCGCAGAAAAACTTCGAAAATCCGGAGAGCACGACAGGGCTTTGGCACAACTTCGTTCTACAGCAGATAACGTCCCAAGCATGAAGATCATAAGGGAGCTATCAGACAACTACGACCCTGTCAGTGACATAAATTGGCTGAGCATAATTTATCCAAACTTAGTTAGGACTGCGCCTATATCAACCCTAGAGTGTAATGGCCTTTAAGGTTGCTCCGAATTTATTCGCTTGCGACGCCTGTTCCGTGAATGCTGCTGCGTTCGAAGGAACGGGACTTGGCCCATGCGTATGGGCCGCAAGCTGTGAGTTCATTAACTGCAATAGATCAAGCGTGTCACATACAATTTGGAACAGATTCACCGCATCTGAGCCGATCCAACTTTTCGGCGCCTGCATCCGCTGACTTTCTCCGGCAACAACTCGACGCAAGCCTTCGATCCGCTCGTGCATGTCACCGCCCACTGTGGCGTTGAGCGTCTGCCCTACGACCAGGTTTAGATCCCGGCCGGTAGCCTGGTGCAGATCGTCCACCGCCGCCAGGCTCGCGGATCCACCCGACAACAACTTAAGCGCGCCCAGTGCCTCGATCTTTTTCACACCACCCACCGTCTCGGTCGAATGGTCATCGACCGCCCGCGTATGGCTCTGGAACTGCTCGCGGTTGTCCAGGGCTTCAACCTCGCGTTCGATGGCCTGATCCCGGATCTTTCCGTCTGTTTGGCGTAGCCAGTTGCCGTCGGCATCGACGCGCTGTTGGGCAGCGCCGCTGTGCTGCCACACCTGGTCGCCTCTCGGCACCTTGGGCATGCTCAGGCCGTGCGGCAAGATCGATTGAATGTAGGGCTTGTTCGGCAGGCCGTAGGCGAAACACACCACCACCCGCGTACCTTCCTCGGGAAAGGCATAGATGCCCATTTCCTCGCCACCGGTGGGCAGTGGCAGGGGGACGCCGGACAGCGGCGGGATGGCCGGATCTGGCTCGTCGTCCGGGCCGAGAACAACAATGTCCACGGCGTAGCGCGGACGGAAGTCGTCGCACAGTCCAGCGTCCGCCGGCGCATCGGCCACGGCGATGACCTGGGCGAATCGCGGCAGGTGATAACCACCGGTGAGTTCGGGAAATTGGCGCTCTACAGCGCGGCGGATTGCGTCTTCCATCGGATAGCCATCTGGTCATTGGCGAGCGTCACACTGGTGACACGTTCGCCGGCGTTGATCGTTGCACCTGGTCGTAGCCCAGGAAGGGCCGCCACCATGGCGCTCTGGTTACCCTGGTAGCCGTCGAACAGCTCCGTGGGGATCTGCAGCGCCGCCCGGGCGCCAAAAAAACTGTCGGCCCATCTGCCGGCGAACACCTCGCCGTTGCTTAGCTGGTGCCAGGTGAAGTCCGGAATGCTGAACACCCGAGCCAAGCTGTCCATCGCCTGGTAGCCTGCGGCAAGGCTGTAGAAGTACGGTGCCTTTACGCCAGCGTATGGCTGGTCGGGCACTCGAAAGCGAAGGCCCGTCTGCTCGCTAATGGCGACCAGCACGGCGCGCAGATCGACGTGACGCAGATTCAGCGGCAACGGGTTGGCCAGCACAGCAGCCAGCTCACGGCAGAACAGCACCTGCTCCTTGGCGTTGGCGGCAGTGCAACGCTCTACGTAGCCGATGAAGTGGCGCTGCAGTGTCCGGTCGTTGTAGCCGATATCCAGCGTCACCAACCCTTTCAGCGGCTCAGCAGACTGAACGGTGAAGTTCGCCCGCCCTGGACTGGTGGCGTCCAGCCGAACGTCTTCTTTGACCAGGGGAACAGGCGTGCCATTGATGGCCAGAACCTTGTGCAGCTTCACTTCTGCTCACTCCCGCCCAGCCACTTATCCACACGGCCCAGCACTTTTTCAAAGCCGCTAAGTTCCGGGTTGTCGCCCGAACCGGAACTGCTACCACCTTCACCGACCGTGCTGCCCGGGGCGCCCTGGGCGTCGACCTTGTTGCCGGCACGCCGCCCCTCGACCTTTTCCGGGTTCGATTCGCGCTCGCTCAGCGTGAACTGCACCAGCCAGGCTTTCAGGCTGTCGGCCTCGCGGGCACTGACGCCTTCGGAGAATTCGACCTGACGCACGCCGAACGCTTCGGCGGTGTCGTTCACGACGCGATACAGGTGAAGCTCGCCGCCGCTCGCCGTGGCTTCGGCCATGCGCATCAGTTCAGTCAACTGCACCCGATCAACAAAGGGGATCATCAACGACACGGCCAGCGTCTTGGGCTTGAACCCCTTGTGGGCTTTGTCGGTGTTGCTGGTCTGCCCGGACATGTCGCCGCTTTCGATGCGCAGATTGCCGGTGACCTTGAGGTTCTTACCTTGGATTTTTTGCCCGTCGAGCAACAGCGTCATAGGCCCACCAGCTCCCGCACAAAACTCAACCCCTCTTGCGTGCCCACCAACAGCAGGCCGGCGCACTGCACCCACTCATGCCCAGGTGCGTCACCGCTCAACAGCTCCTGGCGCAGCTCGCTGGTGTTGCCCGGGCCAATCAAGCGCGCCCGTATGCTGACATCGGGATTCCCCCCAATCAGCAGGTCTTTCAGGTCAGCCAATTGCTGATCGCGGCCCTGTTGCTGGGCGGCTTTTCGAGCGGCCAGCGCAGCCAGATCGCCCAGCGGCGAACTGTCGGCGGCGTAGCCTTCCAGCACGGCCAATTGGCCGGCCATCGATTGCTTGGCAGCCTTGACCACCGTGCAGCGCTCCAGGGGCAGCCCTTGCCAGCGCGGCAACGGGCCGGCCCCGGGGATCTCCCACTTGTCGCTCTCAAGTTTCAGCAGGTGCTGGGCGCGCCGCTCGGTTCGCACCAGGTCACCGATCGGCAGCAACGCATTGAAGCGCGACAGACCGCTGGCCAACTGTTCCAGGCGTGTGCCTAAGAACAGAATCGACAGGGCATATTGCGGCCCAACCGGACGGCCCGCATCGGTGGCGTCCTCCAGTTTTTTGGCCAAGTGTTCCAGCACATTCGGCGCCGACAGGTAGCGCTGATAGCCTTTGCCCTGGCCGATGCCGCTTTGAAACGGCGTCACCACCAGGCACGACGGCACCTGGCCCAACTGCTGGGCCAATGCGGTACGTCCGGCTTCAACGGCGTTTCTCGCCGCATCACCGACCGGCCCCGGATTGGTGCTGGCCAAACCTTCCAGACCAGCCAGCCGCTGGGCTGTGCTGGCCAGCTCACCGGTGGCCAGATCCTTGGCGGCAGATAGCCCCCCCATCCATTGCGTGGCCCGTTCTGGCCAGCGCATCGTCACCGGTGACCAGGTCATGCTGGCGGCGTCCATTTGATGGCGTCCATCGCTTTGCTGTCTTGTTCGTTGAACGCCTTGGCCAGCGCTTGGCGCAGGTTTTCGGCGTGCAATTGCGCCGCCTGCTTGAAACGGAAAAGATCTTGGCCAACATCGCGCAATTGTTCGGCAGTGTGGGTTCTGAAAGCCTTGTGCTGCTCCATGTCGGTACAGGCGATATCGGCGGCCAGACCCGAGAGGATGGAACCAGTCAAATTGATTTGATCGACCAGTGCGCTGTCGTAATGGAAAGGCCAGCCCAACGCCTGAGAAATGAAGCCGGATTCAGTGTAAAGGGCGCACGCCTGGTTGATTTCCTGCTTCTTCTGCTCATGTAGCGAGGCCAGTATCGCGGCGGTGTCGTCTGCCCAGTGGTCGTTTTTCCAGACTTGAAGCGGCTTCGGCTGCTTGAGCGTGTAACCGCTGGGCATCGGCGCGAAGCCGTCCAGCGTCAGCGGCTCGCCGGTCTTTATGTTGTACGCGGTCACGCCCTGGAAAAAGTCCAGCAGTTGCCATTTTCCATCAATCCAGCACGCAGCCTTGTGTTCAGGTTCTTCCGGAGGCGGGATTTCGACGCAGCCTGCGGGGATCAGAAAAACGTCGGGTTCCAGTTGGCAGGCCTCGGCCTCGGTCGTGCCGACGTAGCGTCCGAAGGAGTTGGTTTGATAAACGATTTTTCGGTTCATACAGGCGCTCAGTATTTGATGCAGACGAGAAATGCCACGTTGTCCGGACGGGACTCATGGATCCCGTCTGCGGCGACCGTGACGCCGTGGATGTGGTCACCGGTGGCATAGATGTTCAGGCCGTGGGAGTGAACACCGTCACCGTTGATGCCGACGGCGTGGGTGTGTGCAGCGTGGGCGCTGCCAAACTCTCGCCAGAAGGCTCCGCCGGAGCTGGAACCCATCACCGACCCGGCGACGTTGCCGCCGACGTTGATGCCTTGGTTGCCCATCAGAATTTGGGTGTTTCCCTCACCAGCGCCTGCTGTCCAGGCCGAGTGGCCATGCCAGCCGGCGGCGTCGATATGTCCGCCGTGACCGTGCGCACCTGCTCCGGAGGTTGACGCCGCGTGAGTGTGCGAGCGGTTTTGGTTGGCCTGCTCACTGCCCAGCGCCCGGCCGGCATCCAAAGTGCCGCCGTCGCTCCAGGCCCGAATGAACTTGCCGCGCATGTCACGTAAGTTGAAGGTGTTCACGCCATCGCCGGCGCCGTACCGGGTGCCGATCACCGCGAACAGCTTGGCGTAGGTGGTTCGCGAGATGGCGGCACCGTTGCACTTCAACCATCCAGGCGGCGCGCTGGTCATATCGAACGCGGCAACCATCCCGGTCATCGAGTCGCCGACCTGTTGCTGCAGCTTGTTAAGCGCGGCGGTCGAAGCAATGATCTGGCTGCTGTTGGTGCCCGGATCGTCGCTGATTGCGTTGGGAACATTGCTCAGCCCGACGTCTTCTTTCTTTGTGCCTCGAGCGCGCAAGCGCGGGTAGTCACCGTTCCTGGCCGCAAGGTAGGTAATCAGCGAAGCGTCGATTGGCTCGACCACTCGCATATCCAGCGCAATGGAAGCGTTGGGAATCTCGGCGAGGGGAACGCAGTAGTGGCCAACGCCGGCGCTGTCGGTGTAGTCGGTACGATCGGCTCCGAACACGATCGTGTAGCTGGCCACAACATCGTTGAGTTCACGCTTCAGGGCGACATCAAGCCAGGCCACTGTGGGGTAGCTCGGCGGCTCGATCTTCAACGGGCTCGATCGCACGACACGAATCCCCGCGATATAGGCGCCGCCTGGGTTCATCTGGAACGAATCGTTAACCCAATCAATTTTGAAGCCGGCGCCAAAGAAGCACGCTCGGCCATAGACATCACCATTGATCTGCCGCTGACGTTCATCAATGCCCGCCAGGCGCACAGTGAAGTCATGCTGCCAGGTGCTGGCATCGATTTTTACGCCGGTCAGCGCCTGGGCACCGTCGAACGCCACCAGAAAGTTACGGGTGACGTTGTTGCCGATCTGCAGTGGTGGGATGTTCCTGCGCTTCTGCTGCAACGGCACGTAGGACACGGCGAACAGCAAACCGTCCGCGTCCTCGAGGCCGACCCAGTTGAAGTCCCAATCGCCGACGTCCGACCCCAGCTGCGCGCTGTAGACGATCTGGTTGGGGTTCACAAAACCGCTGTTTCCCTCGGGAATCTCGTAGGTGTGCACGATCTGGCCCGCCGGCGGCTTGCCGGCAGCACGATCCACCGGCGCTTCGGTAGCCAGCCCGGGCACGTTGGCGAAAATGAATCTCGTGATAACCAGGGACTTTTTCTGGCTTTGTTTCAGGGCGATTTGGCCTTCGCCGGCCAACGTAATACTGGCGCTCACTTTGCGCTCCTACAGGCTGGCGACCAGCGTCTGCTGGTCGTCGTTGAAGTCGATCAGGCCCACTTGCAGGCCCACGGGGGTGATGGTCACGAAGTCATAGCGCCGGCATGTCCGACCGTATTGCTGGATCAGCACGCGCAGCAGCTCCGGGTTCAGCGACAGTTGCGCGTTGCTGAACTTCAACAGCACGACGTCCCAATCCCGGTCGGGCTGACGCTCCTCGATCTCCACGTAGCCGACGCCCAGGCGCTCAAAAATGCGTTTCATGCCGGCGGTGCTGCCGGCATCAACCGAGTTGACGAAGGCGTATTTCACGCGCAACCGGAACAGGCTTTCCGGCTCGCCGGCGAAGCGTGTTACGTCACGCTGCCAGGCCCACAACTCAAGGATGCTCAGGTGGCAGGTGTCGGGATCGATCTGCGAATAGGGCCAGCGCAGCCATCCGGAGACGGTTTCCCACCAGGACTGTGCAGCGGCCAACAACTTCGCCAGCTCGGTGCCGCCCAGCCAGAAAGGCAATTTCAACTTGATCATTGCGCCGTCACCTTCAACTGGCCCAGGCGCGGAATGTTCAGCCCGCTGATGATGTCCTGACCCGGTAGAAAGCGCAGGGAAGCGATATCTGCGAACTGCTGGTGGAGTTCTTCACTCAGGCGGCTATAGCTGAATCGCGACTGTGGATAAGTCAGCGTCGGCTGGTAGTCGGTGGCCGTGCTTTCGCGAAACGCCGCCCGCACGAACAGCTCAACCTCTTTCACCAGGGCGCTGATTCGCTCGGCGCTCAAGTTCGGCTTGGGCCACAGCCACAGCGTCACGGTCGCCGGGACTTCAGGCATGACCATGGCCAGCAGATCGTCGCCGTGGCCGTGGTTGCCCTGGTCGCGGATATGCGCGTTGATTTGCTGCAGGTACGTGTCCGCCGGAACGCCCGCATCGAACAGGATGTAAGCATTTGCACTGCCCGGGCCACGGGGTGCGCCGTGTTCGAAATACACGCCATCTGGTCGCACGCCCGGGAAGGCGGAGATCATGGCGCGATACACAGCGTCGGTGTGCCACTGGTTGACCGCCGAGAACTGGTTACGCACGCGCAGCCGCAACTGGTCGTTGGGTTCCGGATCTGCACCTGGCGAAGCCAGCCAACCGTCCTTGTTCACCACCTGGACAATGCCGGGGATCGGCACCGGCAGGATCGCGTAGTAACCCGGGGCCAGATTAAAACCGCTGCCCGCCTCGATCGCCTCGACCGGGACGTCCAGCTGGAGCTGGCCCTGCTGGAACGTCGCCGGCGCCGTGGTCACCAATTGATAGACGTTGCCGTTGATCGCGGCGGACTGCACCACAATGCCCTTTTCCAACTGCAGCACGCCGTCCGGAACGGCGCGGGTAAACAGCAGTTTCCCCTGGGCCTTGGTCGCACCTTTACGCTCGACGTTGACCGCCCATGCCAGCGTGTCCAGCCAGGCGTCGACCGCTGTTTTCACAAAAAAATTGGGCAGTACGGTAAGGCACAGAAAATCCAGCAGCCACAGCACCGGCTTGGTCACCAGCGCGGTCATCACCCGCCAGAACGGCGAATAGCTGCTGGTGTTGGCCACTTTCGCGCCTTGGGCTTCAACTTCCTTTTCCCACTCGGCCTTCAATGCTGCCTCAGTGGTCGGGATGCCAGCATCGGCGATCACCTTTTTAAAATCGATGCTCACAGGCTGACCTCAATCGATCCGAATTTGATGGTTTTGGCGGTGACCAGGTACACGCCAAGCGCCTGCTCGGTGATGCGTGCCGTCCCGGGCACCAGGCGCACGTCGTCCTCCACCAGCAGTTCCATCTGCTGGACGCAGTCTCGTTGACGCAGGCGGTCGCGCTCAGCCACCAGCGTCACCAGCAGACCGCTGTCGCGGATCATGTGCGCGATGTCCTGGGCGATGCAGGCGCGGTCGTCGACCAGCAGCGGCTGGTGCGACGGATCAAGTGCCAGGTCGTTGCCGACGATCAGCAGATCCACGTACTCACTCATCCGCCCACCGCCATCGCGACCATGTTTTCCATTTCCAGCGGCGTCATCTGCTTGCCGGTGTGAATGTTCACGTTCTCCACATGCGTGCCCTTGTTCTGGCTGCTGTTGTTGTTCTGAATGCTGGTGAGCAGGCCACCCGGCGGCACTGCAGACGGACGTGCCGGCGACAGGCTTGGAATGGCCGCATTGATGGTCTGTTGGGCTTTCTGCGCGGCGTTGGCGGTGTCGGAAGCGCTGGCAGCGGCGTCGACGCCTGGCACCTCGGGCATACCGCCGAAGCGCGCTTCGATGTTTACGCCGGGGATGCTGTTCAGCAGCTCGATCACGCCGTTAACGGCCTTGGTGAAAATGCCGACGATGCTGTCCCACGCGGCCTTGGCCATGCCTGACCAGCCGCCCATGGAATTGAACCAGTCGGACAGTTTCTGGAACGTCTCGGCCACCGCCTGGAACGCGGCGGTATTCATCAGCGCCGTCGTCCATTCGTCCCAGTAGAAGACGGCTGCAGCGATCGCGGCGACCAGGGCAACGATCCCGACCGCGATCCACACCACCGGGTTGGCCAACAGCGCCGCGTTGACCAGCCAAATCGCGCCTTGCCACAACATCATGGCGCCGCGAATGACGGCCAGGCCGGCGCTCAGGGTGTAGATCACGGCCACGTAAGCCAGCATTACAACCTTCTGCAGAATGAATACTGCGACGGTGCGCAGCCCCATCAGTTGGAAGACTTTCCACACGGTCAGCATGCCCAGCCAGGTCATGCGCATGATGCCCACCGCCATGGTCAGCGCTGACATGGCCGCAACAATGCCCATGATCGACAACGCGGTGATGCCGATAACCCGGGTGATGTTCGGGAACAGCTGCGACCAGCGCACCAGGGTTTTGCCGATGTCGACCATCTTGGTCATGAACGGCGACAGCACCGGGATCAGCACCTGGCCGAACACGGTTCGCATGACCTCGACCAGCGACGCCCATTGCTGCCAGGGATCGACCATCGCCCGCGCCATCTGCTCGGCGTTCTCCAACCCGCGCACCTTGCCCAGCTGCTCGATGCCGTTGCGCAGCCGATCGGTGTCCTTGGCCAGCGCGCCGATCACCTGGGCACCTTCGCCGCCGAAAGCCTCCAGCAGCTTGGCCCCGGCGGACGCGCTGGTCAGGTCGCCGAACTTGCCCTGGAGCTTGTCCAGGATGGTCATCATCGGCAGCATTTTTCCCTGCTGGTCGGTGAACTTCATCCCCAGTTTTTCCGAGGCGGCGCCGATGTTTTCAAAAAACGCCTTGTAGCGTCCGCCGGCGTCGCCGCCTTCCATGGTGCTGCTCAGCGTGCCGATCACTGCCATCTGTTCAGCCAGGTCGACGCCAGAGGTCGTCGCGATCGCCCCGGCCTCCTTGAACGCGTCTTTCATGGCGGCGCCACTGGTGCGGAACAGCTGAACCGCCAGCGCCGTTTGGCCGCCGAGTTTTTCCACCCACGCGCCCTTCCCCATCACATCGGCTTGGGACTTCTGCAGGTTGTAAAGCGTGCCGACGTATTCGCCCATGGTTTCGGCGTCGGTTTTAGTGGCCTTGGCCAGCAGGTTGCTGGTGTTGGTGAAGGTGGCCAACTGGTTGCCGGCCAAGCCTTTGATGGCGCCCTCGATGAGGTACGCGGACGCTACAAAGTCCTTGGCGTTCTCGCCGTAGTTCACCGCGAACTCCAGCGACTTGCTGTTCAGCGCGGACAGAGCATCCTCAGCCACGCCGAGCGATCGCACGTCGCCCAGGGCGCGGTTGACCTCCAGCGCCGGTTCCATGGATTCGCGAATGGCGACCACGCCCGCCGTCAGTCCGCCCAAGCCCAGGCCGATCGTCTTTATGTGCTTTTCGCTTTGATCGGAAAGCTCGGCAAAACCCATTTTCACCTTGCCCAGGGGCGCGGTGACCTTGTCCTGCAAGCTGAGAATGAAAGCCAGGCTGGCGCTACGGTCTGCCAATGTCGTTACCCGTTCAGCGCAATGGCAATGCCGTTAGCTACGGCAAATTCCATGCGTCTCCAGTGTTCGTCCTCCAGCCACTTGGCCATCCCCATCGCCTCGGGCGTGGGTTCGGCACCAGGTAGCCAGCGGTGCGTCAGGGCCATCAACTGACCCAGGCCGTTTTCGCTCAGGCGCTCAGCGTGCTCGAGCGCTTTTTTACGATCACCTCAACATTGGGTGCGTATTCCTCCAGCAGCGCGCCGGCGATTTGCATCACCATCACCGGGTTGGCCAGGATCGATTTCAGCGTGGCTTTTTCTTCCTGCTTGACGGTGTTCATCAACAGGTTGTTGCCCGGGGCGACCTTGTTGGTTTGGGTCAGGGCGTTGAAATACTTGGTCACGTCCGCCGGCGTCAGGTTGAAGGTGAATTCGTTTTCGCCGACTTCCAGGGTGATTTCTTTGTTCTGTTCGTTCATTGGATGACTCACTTGTTGAGGTTGGGTAAAGGGTTGGTCGAGAGCGCCGGCGATCGCCGGCAAACGTCCAGGGCGTACTGCTGCAGTCCGACGATCATTTGCCGGCTTTGGGCGAGTTGATCTCGGAGGGTGAAATAATCCTGTCGAGCGTCTGCTGCGAGTTCGGCGCGTCCTGCATCAGCCACGCGGGCGGTGCCGGCGGTGGCGGACACAGATCCGGAAGCGGGACAGGTAGCGCTGACGTACAGCCGGCCAGTGCCATCGCCAACAGCGCGGCGCAGGCGTTCGTTTTCAGTGCGTGCATAGGTCAATTCCTTGGTGTTTCGTTGGTCGATCGCATCACGCTCGGCGAGCATTTCACCGCTGATGCGTGCCGCTTGGCGCAGACCAACCACCTCAGTGTTCAGGCCTCGCAGGTCTTCCAGCGCTTCGTCGCGTTGATCCACCAGCCGGATAAACCAGTACAAGGGCACCAGGGCGGCAATGAGCATCCCGAACAGTGCGGCCTTGAAAGGTGAAATGGTCATTTCAGGCAGACTCCCATCTCGGCCAGCCGGCGGTTATGCAGCCCGGGAACAAAGCGTTTCTGGCCCTTGGCGTCCGTCACAAAGGCCCATACCGGCGTCTTGCCGTCCGGCGCCCAAGCCAGGGCTTTGCAGCCTTCGGCAATGTGACCGGCGTTAATCAGCGCGACCGCTCGACTGGCGCAAGTGCTGGCCGCGCCGAAGTTGTGGCCGTGACTGGTCAGTGCGTCGAACGTGTTCTGGTTCACGTTCGGGTTGGTGATGCACTCGGCCAGCTGCAGCTGCGTGTTGCGGATCACCAGTTGCTCCACCTCGGCGCACTTGGCAGGCGACCAGTAGTCGCCGACCACGACCGGGTACGGGCTGGTGAACCGGGTGATGCCTTTGCACACCGTAGGCAGCCCGCCGGCCAGTTTGTCCGCGTAAACGGTGTTCTGGCCGTTGCCTTCCCAGGTGCCCAAGAAGATCACCAGCGGCGTGCTGGCCAGCGCGATCAAACCGGCGGCTATCCGCCCGCGCAGGCTCATGGGAACCACACACGCAACAGCGCCGGCACGACCATCTGCAGCACAGCGCCAACCAGCGTCAGGATGGTCAGCAAACGCCCGACTTTGGAGCCGATCACGTTTACCGCAAGGGTCAACGCCTGCTGTCCTTTGTTCAGTTCCTTGAGCTGGCCAGTCATGTTTTCGAATTGCTGCTCAAGCTTGGTCACACGAGTCGGCACGGTTTCGTGACGGCCTTCAAACTCGTTCATGCGGTGCTCGATCACGGCAAGTTGCCGCTCCAGCGTTCCCAGACGCGAAGTTTCAGTAGTCATCGGCGTTTACTCTTCTCAACGTCCGTCTGGCACGGAACGCACCGCGTCATACCGCCCAGCGCCTGGCGTGCCGGCGGGATCTCTTTGTCACAGTCCTGGCAATGGGTCAGGCTTGGCCCGACCGGCATAGGCGTCTGCAGCTGCGCCTTGATCGCCTGGTCACGTTGGCGTTGCTCCAGCTCCTGGGCACGGTCGAACCAGTCCACCATTAGCGCAGCCCCTCGGTTTCAGCTGCGGCCAGGTAGGGAACGCCGTTGATACGGATAAAGTCCGGGCTGGTAACGTCAAACGGCACCTTGTATTTGCTCTTTTCGCCGCCCTTGGGATCGATCGACAGCAGGCTGGACACCTTCAACCGGCAACCGAATGCCTCCACACGCATTTCCTCGTCCTCGCCGGCCTTGGCGAAGAACACCGCATCAAAGGGTTTCAGCTCGCGAAAACTGCCTGCCGAGCGGGCGGCGTCCACCAGCAGGTTGAAGTTGGTACTGTCCAGTTCCAGTTCGCCGGCGGCGGCGACATCGCCGTCCACATAGCCGTCCGGAACGCCACGGGTTTGGGCCACTGCCGAGTTGTCGGTGATGTCCAAGGTGCAACTCTCAACGTGCAGCGCGATGTCGCCCAGGTTCACGTCAAAATTCTTGCCGCCAATCTTCGCCATGGCGCGTTACTCCGTTTTGTCGGTGGAAAGATCCAGGGCAATGTTCGCGGCCAGGTCTTTCGGGCAGTTGAGGGGTTTGAGCTTGAAGTAGGCGACCACCTTGGTTTTGCTCAACCAGGTCAGCACCAGGTCGCCGTCTTTCGGCGGTTCGATATCGCCGGGGAACACTTGGCCAGCAAACGTGACGGACTTGGCCATGGCGCGCAGTGGAGCCATCAACTGGTTGGTGTTGACGGCCATGCTGTTGGGGGTGTTGTTCAAGCGCCGATCGGCCACGCGACGGATCAGCAGCGCACGAATCAGGCGAGCGGCTTTGTCGGTGATGCGCAGGTATTCGACGACCTGGAAGTCGCTGCCCGGGGTGTCCAGCATGTTGCCGTCACCCCAATACACGCCCGGATAGTCCGGATAGGTTTGCGACACCGAGTACCGCGCCCGATCCAGTTCGGAGCGCACAGCCGAGGGCAGGGAGATTTTTTCGCCATCAATCGGCACCGGGCCGAGGCCCAGCACGGCACCGGTGGCCACGCGCATCGGACTGTCGGCGATGCTCACGGAAGCGTTGGCCAAGCGGCCAGCCAGCACGCCCAAGTCATTGCCGTGCAACTGCGGGACAACCAGCACACGCGGCGCTGCAAGGTTGGCCAACAGCGTTTTTCGCTCGGCCACGTACTTCGCCCAGGTCTGGTCGGCAGTAATGCCGGCAGTGCACGCCATCACGAAGATTCGACGCCCATAGGTATTGCTCAGCGAAATAGCAGCGTCATTCATGGCCGAAAGTTCTGCCGGTGCGGTCACCGGTTTGGTGATGACCACCGCCTCGACGGAGTAGCCCAGTTGCTGGGATTGCTCCAACGCATCAGTCCAATTGCCCTCGGCGCCGATCGGAGCGGCCACGCATGCCCAGCGCTGGCCACCGTTGAGACGAGCAGCGGTAATTTGGGTTTTCAGGTCGCTGGCCGCAACGCCCAGGGCGGCGTCCAGATCGCTGTCGTTGTTCAGGGGCAGAAACTGGCCGACGTTCTTGCCGGCAGGGCCGATGAATAGAAAGTAACGCTCAATCTCACTCACTGGCCCTTGGCCCAGGTTGAGATTGTCGACGGTGACTTGACCGAGTGCCATGCAGTGCCTCGTTAGCGGGATGAAGTTAGGATTTGTTGCAACACCTGGCTAATCAGCAGATCGGTGTCGCGTTCGGTTTCGGCGCCGATGAACTGGCGTTTGGGCAGCGTGATTTCCCAGCTCTGCGCGCCCGACGACTCGCTGCGCTGGTCGTCCAGGATGCGGATCAGCAAACCCGCCTTGGCGTAATTCACATGCTCTTGAATCCACGCCACTGACGGCCTGGTCAGGCTCTTTTTGCCAACCTGACGCACGCGAAAACCCAGCCGTCGCAAGCGCTTGGCCTGTTTCTCAGTGGCCGCCAGTCCCGGCGGGGTTTTGTTCCAGCGGCGCATCTGTGCGGCAGTGCGGCGTTCGCTGACGCCGTTGTGTTGCTGGGCGGCGACCCATCGGGTCAGGGCGTTTTTCCAGCCCAGCTCCGCTTCATCAGCGCTCACGCGGGTGACCACCATCAGCTTGGCCAGGCCGGCTTCCATCTTCTTTTTGCCTTTGCCGTCGCCCTGGCGCGGGGCGAACGCTGAACCGTCCAGGTTCCGCTGTTCACGAACACGCTTGCGGCTCATCGTCCGCACGCGCTTGGTGACCTGGTTCAAGAGCCGGCGGCGCAGCTGCGGCGGCAGGCTCAACAACGCCAGTTGCTCACGCACGCCCAAACGCCCGCGCACGTCGAGTTCGAACGTGCTACGCCCCGCCATTGGTGGCCACCTCGCCGCGCTCAGCGATCCACAGGTCAAAAGGAACGAACGCCCAGGTCTTACCGAAGGCCTGGATCTCGCCGTCCGGATCTTCGGAGAGGTACTGCGGCTCGACGAATTCCAGCGTCACTTCCACGTCGAACAGATCACTGTCCAGCGGCTCCACGGCGAATTCCGGCGCCGGCAGTTCGTGGCGGTCGCGATCACCGTCGTGGTTTTCCAGCCAGCTGCCTATCAGGGCCATCAGACGTGCCGGATGATCGGCAAAGCGCTCAAGCACAATCGCGGCGCGATAGTGCATATCCGCGAAGTGCATGCCGCCGACGTCGGGTTTCCAGATCAGCGAAAGCTTTACCTGCTCGGTGAAGCTGTCGAGCTGTTCAGGCGCAACTAGTCGGCGTTCCAAAAGGTAGGTGGTCAGTCCTTGCAGCTTGGTCATAGCAGTGCCGCCGTAATGCGGCCACGGCCCTGCAGAGCGCGCACAGCCTGCTGACTGAATGCCAGAAACGTGTCTTCACGCTCCGGCGCTTCCTTGCCGGTGTTCTCGGCGCTCTCACGCCGGGTCACGGTGGCGAACTGCTGCAGGGCACTGGCCTTGGCGCGGCAGTAAACAGCGCGCTTGTAGAGCTTGGCCTTGAACGCACGTTCAGGCAGCAGCATCGGATCGGCTGTTTCCACGGCGGTGATACCCGCCGACAGCCAACTGGCCTTGAGTTTGGCCAGGTCGCCATTGACCTCGGCCATGGCGATGAACAATGCGTCGGTCAGCAGGTCGCCCAGGAACTCCGCCGGTAGGCGATAGCCCTTCTGGAACTCGGCCACGGAGAGGTTCGGCCAGAAACCGTCGTTCTCGATCGCCTGTTCCACGATGGTGGTGGGTTTCCCGGAAAAGCTCATTGCTGACCGCTCAAATAGGGCGGGGAGACTGTTTTTCGTGGGGCTGGCCATGAATGGCAGACACACGTCCACAGTTCCCCGCTGGGGGGTAGTCGGTTATTGGGCGCCGTTGGTGGCGGGTGCTTGTTTGGCGATTGCCTTGCGGCATTTCGCAATACGCGTTTCGTTGCCGGCTTTCGCGTAAAGCGCGGTGGAGCGTTCCAGGTGCTTAAGCGCGGTTTCCCACTGCTCGGCTTCCATGGCGCGCATGCCGATCAACTTGTGATACTTGCTCGGGATCTGCTCGGGCAGATTCCACTCACCGTCAACACGCGGCAGCAGATCGGACAGGTACGGTTCCGGGCTGCGCTGGGCGTTGTATTCGGCGTAGGCCCAGTCGATCACTGCATCCGCGACAAAGGTCTGCACGTCGCGCTTGAAGCGCTCCGGCATCTCCTGGCCCTGCTCGATCGCGAAGTCCGCCAGTTCCAGGCCGTCTTCGAATTGCTCGGTGTCGAACAGCCAGATCATTACCTGCACCAATACGCGGTTCGGCATCACCAGGCCCGAATCCATGTAGCGCTGGATGAAGTCCTGGTACTTGGGCAACAACTCAGCTCGCTTAAGCGTTTGCTTGCTCGCCAAGTTCTTCAAATCGCTCAGGCGCTTCAGGTCTTCATCCAGCGAGGCTTCCATCAGCAGCAGGTGCTTTTTCGCGTTGGCCGGACTGCTCAGGGCTTCCGCCGGCGAATACGCCAGCGGTGCCGCTGCAGCAGCGATCACTGCAGCGGTTCCCTGCGCCAAAATGCGGCGCTTGTGGGCAAGGGCCAGGCTCACTTCACCAGCTCCACGTTCTCGGTCAGCGCGATCTTTTCCAGCTGCTCGATCACGTAACCCTCGTTGCGGCTGTTGTAGTCCTCAACGCGGGAACGCTTCGGGTTATCCACGGTTTGCTTGCGCCAGCTGGAGTCCTGGAAGTAAATCGACAGGTTGTCCCAACTGGTGACCAGCACGCCGTTGACCGGGAAGAACGGCACGCTAAAGCTCGGCAGACCACCGTAGGTGGCGATCACCTGGGCGTCCTCGATGCGCTCTTTTTCGGTCGGGGTGTCGCCCTGTTTGGCGTACAGCTTCGCCTTGTCAGCGGCCAGCAGGTCGGTGCCGATGATTGCCACCAGGTCGCCGCCGTCGCGCAGTCGCTCGTCCACCATTTGCTTGGTGTCATGCACCAGGGCGTCGAGGTTTTCGTAATCGCCCCCCGGCCCCATGGTGACCTTGCCGGGTGTCTTGCCCTCCTTGAGAACCTGCTGCGGAGCCTGCTCGCGCAGCTGCTGCAGCCAGCCTTTGTTCACGTCCTGCAGCATTGGATATGCTTCGATGTCGGTCTGCGCAGCCGCTTTCTCACCGTGGAAACCGACCATGATGCGATCCAGGGCGATCTGTTTCTGCACGGCAGCCGAGTAGCGTTGATGGAAGTCCGGGAACTTGGCCCAGGCATCGATCTTCGCGTAGGGCAGACCCACGTCCGATTCGGTCGACGACAGCTCATAGGTGCTGTTCTCCAGCGCCGAGGCATCTTTCGCCACGCGATCGGTGGTCTTGGTGTTGGTGCGGCCAGTAACCGGGCCGGACACGCCAATAAACACCTTCTCGCCCTTGATCTCGGTCACCGGAATGACGTTGATGCGCTGCAGGAAGTCCGCTTTGGCGGTAATGGCGTCGTTCAGCTCCTGGGCGATCGACGGCTCAACGGAAAACATCTTGCTGGCCAGCTCAACACCGTAAGTCTCGGCGATCGCCAGCTGCATTTCGGCGTACATCTTGGCGCCGTAGGCGCTCAGAGAACGGGCCATGGTCAGAGTACCCGCGCTTTGGTTTTGTCAGTGGCGCCAGTGGTACGCGGCAACTGACGACCAGTGCTGGTGTTCTGCAGTGCGGAGAACTGCTTTTGCAGGTTGCCAAGCGCCGCCAGCACTGCCTTGTTACCGCCGCCGTTGCGCTTGAATTCGCGCTCTTCCTCGGCGGTGGTGACGATCTCGTCTACTGCAGCGCTGACGTCATCGATCGGGGCCTGATCGGGTTCCGGTGCGTCTTCGGCTGCAGGCTCGATCACGGCCTGAATGCCGGCAGCGACGACCAGCAGCTGGGCCAGCAGGGCTTTCAAAGCCGTTGCGGTAGCTTCATCCATTGGGGGTTTGCTCTCGGTTGGGGTTTGCGGGGTGGTTTCGGCGGACGTTTCTTCAATGCCGAAACGCTTGAACAAGCGGGTGAACATGGCGGCGAGGCGCCCGATCTCGCCCTGCGGCTCGGTCTCAGATTTGGTCTTAGTCACGGGTAGAGGGCCCAACTCCAGCGATGCGGCGTAGTACGCGGCGCGGCTGGTTCGGTTGGAGAAATACAGCTCTTGCGTGCCGAGGCTGGCCGGCGAATCAGTCACCGCCAGCCCGGTCAGATAGGCCTTGCCGCTGCCGGCAAAATTCGGGGTGATTTCGATGCTGCTGAACAGCTTCTGGCCCTGATCGTTGAGGTACAGCAGGCGGTCGTTCGGTTTCAGCTGCGCTTCCAGCGCAATTTGCCCCGGTTCCAGATCCTCACCCTCTTCCACCAGGCGCACGGCAAATACGGTGCCGTGCGAGCCTGTCCAGCGTTCGTGGTCACACCAGATCACAGCGGTGTATTTGGCCGGGGTGTAGGTCTCAGCGATGTCGCGCAGTTCCTGGGGCAGAATCTCGCGGCCATCGACGGTCGGGCCGCTGGTGGCAACACGTTTCCAGTAGGAGATAAGGGAACGGGGCATGGTGGTAACTGCGCTCAATCACTGAATGAGCCGCCACGATAGGGAGCCGATTTGCCCCAAACAAACGGTTGGTTTTCGGCGATCTCCTATTTTCTGTATATAGGCGAATGATGGGATTTAACCCCGCGTTTCCGGCGTTTTCGCCGCATAGACTGCGGCCCATGAACTACCCGACCGAAGTCAAAGAAGCCGCAAAACGTCTCTACCTGCGCCGCTGTTCGGTGAAGGAAATCCAGGCGCATTTGAAGCTGCCAAATATCCGTATCGTCTACTACTGGATCCGCCAAGGCGGCTGGGACGAGATGCTTACGGATGAAGAACCATTGAGCGCCGTCAACCGACGAATCACCTTGATTCTGGAGAAGATCGAGCCGCTGACGAAAGCCGAACTGGACGAACTGGAGCGGCTGACAAGCCTGCTTGAGCGACTGAAAAAGCTCGTGGCCAAACCTGCGCCGGCGGCGGCAACAGATCGTCCGGACGAGCCTCGCGAACGTCAGCCTGGTCAACGCCGTGAGCGTGGCGAAGGCGGCGGCAAGAAGCGCGAAAAGAAGGCAAAGAACGACATCAGCGGCCTGACCGAAGTGGACTTCCTGGATAAGTTCATCTCGAAAATGTACGGCTACCAGAGAGAACTGTTCGAGGCGAAACAGAACCCGCTGACCCGCCGTGTCCGAAACATCCTCAAAAGCCGTCAGGTCGGCCTGACCTACTACTTCGCCGGCGAAGCGTTCATGGACGCCGTGTTGAGCGGTGATAACCAGGTGTTCCTGTCGGCCAGCCGATCGCAATCCGAGATCTTCCGCAGCTACATCATCCAGTTCGCCAAGCAATGGTTTGATATTGAGCTGACCGGTAACCCGATCACCCTGAGCAACGGCGCCGAGCTGCGCTTTCTCAGCACCAACAGCAGCACCGCCCAGGGCTACCACGGCCACGTCTACGTGGACGAATATTTCTGGATTCGCGACTTCGAAAAACTCAGCACCGTGGCCAGCGCCATGGGCACCCACAAGAAGTGGCGCAAAACCTATTTCTCGACGCCCAGCGCCGTGTCGCACCAGGCGTATCCGTTCTGGTCGGGCGAAGAGTTCCGCAACAGCAAGCGCGGCAAGAAGGCCGGCGGGGTGTGGCCGAGCGAAACGGCCTACACACAGGGGGCGCTGTGTCCGGACGGCCAATGGCGCAAAACGATCACCCTGGACGATGCGATCGCCGGCGGCTGCGATTTGTTCGACCTGGAGCAGCTGCAGCTGGAGTACGACGAGGACAAGTTTCAGCAGCTGTTCTACTGCAAGTTCATCGACAGCACCCAAAGCGCATTCAGCCTCAAGGATCTGGAGCGCTGCTATTCGGATCTGTCGTTGTGGGAGGACTACAACCCGGATCTGGATCGCCCGTTCGGCAACAGCCCGGTGTGGCTGGGGTACGACCCGAGTCGCACCCGCGACGACGCCACCTGTGTGGTCATCGCGCCGCCGCTCGAACCCGGGGCGAAGTTCCGGATCCTGGAGAAGCACAGCTGGCGGGGCCATTCGTTCACCTACCAGGCCGCGCAGGTCAAGAAGCTGACCGAGCGCTTCAACGTGCAGCACATCGGCATCGATGTAACCGGCGTGGGTTACGGCGTTTTCGACTTGGTGCGCGACTTCTACGCCAAGGCGACACCGATTCACTACAGCCTGGAAGCGAAAAACGCCCTGGTGCTCAAAGCCCAGGACACGATTCAAGGCAGTCGCATCGAGTGGGACGCCGGATGGACGGATATCGCCCAGGCCTTCCTGACCATCAAGCGCGGCGCCACCAACAGCGGTCAGATCACCTACAGCGCATCCCGTACCGAAGCCACCGGTCACGCCGACATTGCCTGGGCGGTGATGCACGCCCTGTCCAACGAACCTTTGAACACCAACAAGCGGCGTCGTAGCCGCTACGTCACGAGTAACCAGAGCAGCCATGGCCAACCGCAAACGCAGAAAGCACCACGTAGCCCAACCACAGCAGCAGCCGATGCGCTCATTTACGTTCGGGGAGCCGGAACAGGTGCTGTCGGGCAACATCGGCGAATACGTGGGCGTGTTTCCCAGCGACGACGGCAAGATCTACAAGCCGCCAGTGTCCCGGGCTGGTCTGGCCAAGCTATTGCGCGCCAACGCGCACCACGGCGCCATTCCGAAGTTCAAGCGCAACCTGCTGCTGCGTGAGTTCATCGCCTCGGCTGGCTGCAGCACGGAGACGATGGGCCGTGCGGGGCTAGACTACATGGTGTTTGGCGAAGCGTACTTCTACAACGACACCAACGCGTTCGGCCAGGTGCTGGAGCTGCAGCACCTGCCAGCGATCAACATGCGCGTGAAGGTCGACGGCGGTTTCGTGATGCTGCTGCCCGACAACAAGGAAATGGAGTTCGAGGCGCACGAAATCTCCCACGTCTTGGACTACGACGTGGAACAGAACATTTACGGGATTCCGGACTACCTGGGCGGCCTGCAGGCGTTGCTGCTGAATGAGGCTGCGACCCTCTTCCGCCGGCGCTACTACAGCAACGGCGCGCACGCCGGCTACATCTTCTACACCAACGATCCCGACCTGACCGAAGAGGACGAAGACGAGCTGCGCGCCCAAATCAGCGCCAGTAAAGGTGTGGGCAACTTCCGCTCAATGTTCGTCAACATCCCCAACGGCAAAGAGAACGCAATTCAGATCATCCCCGTGGGTGACTTCCAGGCGAAAGACGAGCTGGAGAAAGTGAAGAACATCACCCGAAACGATGTCATTGCGGCCTGGCGGATGAACCCCGCGCTGGCCGGCATCATCCCGGAGAACACCGGTGGGTTTGGCGACATTGAAAAGATCGATCGCGTGTACACCAGCAACGAGATTCGACCGATTTGCCAGCTGTTCGATCAGTTGAACGACCGGTTACGCGAAGACAGGCGCTTTAGCTGGAAACCTGCGAAAGATGCAGTGGATACCACTGCATGAAGCACCTTTCGAAGCGAATGCCACTACAAATTGTGGCAACATGGTGGCGATCAGCTGCCCCTGGGGAGGGACACAATGAGAGTTGTATGCAAGTGCGGCCACAAGGGCCGAATTGCTTCACGGGAAGAGGTAACAACGGAGTTCGTGAAGCTGTATTGCCAATGCCTGGACGCAAGGTGCGGGCATACGTGGGTGTCGAACCTGACGTTCTCGCACACGCTCAGTCCGTCTTCGCAAACCTTCGAACGCATGTTGATCGATCGGTTTCGCGAGTTGCCCAGGGCAAAGCAGCGGGAGCTTTTCGAGCAGTTGGGATCGCAGGCGGTGGCGTAACTGCAAATCGCCAACGCAGAAGCGTCGGCGATCGGGATCACTCAAGGAATGAGATTCAGCCCTCTACTGGCTCCTTTGGGTTCACAGCCAGTATCTCGGCAACTCGGCGGACTTGCTGCTGCTCCACCTGGCTCAACCGTCGATAGAGATCGATCAAACGGCGCTCGATATTTGTGAGTCCAGACGTATCGAACTCGGTTTTCTCGAACGCGGTGCGATCGTTCATCTTGCGATCCAACATGCTTACTACTCCATAAAGTGCATTGCTGAAATGGCTTTATGGGGCGTAGCAAACGGCATTGGAATGGGAGTTATCCCAATGGATGAAAGGCTTTGTTGCGATTTAAGACCGGTGCCGGGCGGCGTCGTCGGCCATGGCTTCGAGGATGCGTCGAATCGCTTTCTGGTCGTCTTCAGGAATGCTACGGAACTGTTTTACCAAGCAATCTTCGACGTCTGTCAGTGCCTCATTCGGCAACGTCTTACGCGATCCATGAACGATATACGCAATGTCAAAATCGAGCAGCGAGTTAGCAAGACTCAGGTAGGACGCAGGCGCATCGCTGGCGCCCGATTCGTAGTTGCCCTGGGTACGTTTGGACACGCCAAGTTTTTCAGCCAGTTGATCTTGAGTCAGGCCAGCACCGGCGCGAAGTTCCCGCAGCCTAGCGCCGATCTCTTCGGAGAGAGTCAATATTTTTCCACTCGCATATTTACATTGGCAGTTTTTTGCCACATTCTGCGCTCGTCATCACACGAAAACGCAGAGATTTGCACTATGCCGAACACAAGCATCACCGAGCAAGCCCGCAAGAAAGCCCGTGAAGCGTTGGAGAAGCGCGGTCAGTCCGCGAAAGATTTTGCTGCTTTGCACAACCTGAGTCCCAGCACCGTTTATGCGGTGCTGAGTGGACAGAGCCAATGTCGCCGTGGGGAGGCACACCGAGCTGCCGTTTTACTAGGCATTAAACAAGGTGTGATCGAACAGTAATGGCATGGGCCAACAGGGAAAAGTAGAAGATGAAAAGCCCGATCCTAGACACCCGCAAAGAAGTTATGAGCGAGATCATCCGCAGCTATACCGGCGGACGCGAAGCCGCCGCTGCACGCTTGGGGCTGAAGCTCAAGAAGTTCGACAATCATGCCTACGAAAACGCCGGATGCAGTCCTCTCAGTGACTCTCAGGTTTTCATGCTTGAGCAGGACTGCGGAACTCACCACTTCCCAAACTACGTCGCCTCAATGTACGGCGGATTGTTCGTTCCAGTGGCTGATCCTGAAACGCTAGACAACGTCGAGCTATACGCTCGATCGCTACAGGTAGCGGCAAAACGCGGTTGCGTCGACCAGGCGATCGCCAAGGCGCTGGAGGACGGTTCAATCAGCGAAGAAGAAGCCGAACAGATTCTGGACGCTCACAACCTCCACGTTGCTGCAAGGCACGCCGAAGTGCTTGCCGCAATAGCTCTTTACCGCGCAGGGAAAGCTCAATGAACAATCTGCCTGCAGTACAGGAATATCAGGACATGCTCAAATCTGCGGCGTCGGTGTTTCTTGAACGGCACCGGTGCGAACATTTGAGCGACGATCAGCAACTGATCAAACGAGCTGTGCAGCATTTGGTCGCGGACTTCGACGTACGCACTCCGACAGCTGAAAAAATTGTTCACCTGGCCTACAGCGATTTGTCTGTTGTCAGCGATCGGCAGCGACTGGATGTAATGACCAGCACACCGACACACACCGTTATCACTGACACAGGCACCGGTGAGGTTTGGGCCATTCCCGTCAGCCTGATTTACGAACGCATCCTCAACGCACCGGACAACGGGCGTTTCCGCGTCACCACTCCGTAACACCTAACCACTAAATCCCCGATCCCCCATTCCCGTGGGTTTGGGTGAGCTGCGCCCGAAATTGAGGTTTGACGATGGAAAACGCCCTGAACATCAACGCAAAACTGCCACCGGTGCAGGCCGAAGCGCTCTTGGCCAACCTGCGCGAGCAGTACCGTCTCAGCCTCAATGACCTTTGGTATTCCGACCATTACCGCCTGATCCCCGAAGGGCTGCGCCACGGGTCGATCCTCACGAACGATCCGGTTATGGCCGCTCGAAAACATCTGATCGGCGCCCTCGCCGGCGCCCTGACTCAAAGCCTCAAAACAGTGAAAAAACCATGAGAGACGATCTCCGCTCCGACGTCCTGCAGCGCCTTGAGAATGACTACGGCCTAAAACACCGTACCGGCACCGACTACATGCGCGGTGGTGAATGCCCCAAGTGCAGGAAGAAAGAGCTGTATTCACGTCACGACAAGCCGTGGCTGGTTATCTGCGGTCGCCCTGAAAAGTGCGGCCACACCATGCACGTCAAGGAGATCTACGACGATCTTTTCGAAGACTGGAGCAAGCGAGCCCCCGCTACGGACAGTGCACCAACGGCCACAGCCCGCGCCTATCTGGAGTTCGGCCGGGGCTTTGACATCCAGTTGATTGCTGGCTGGTTCACGCAAGACACCTACTACTCCTCTCAGCACAACGCAGGCAGCGCGACAGTGCGCTTCGCCTTGGAGAAAGGCGGCTACTGGGAACGCTTGATCGACAAGCCGGGACGCTTCGGAAAGATGAAAGCGCGTTTCGCTCCGGGTGAAAGCTACCGGGGGGTGTGGTGGTGCCCGCCCCGTGTGGATCTGCTCGAAGCGAAAGAAGTGTGGATCGTGGAAGGCATCTTTGACGCCATCGCCCTGGTGCACCACGGCATTGCCGCCGTGTCCGCCATGTCATCCAACGCCTTCCCGGCTGACTCGCTGCAGGCTTTGGTCACAGCACGCCCGGGCAATCTGCCGAAGCTGGTTTGGGCGTTGGACAACGAACCAGGTGCACACGCCTACACCAAACGTTGGGTACGTATGGCCCGCGAATTGGGCTTTACCTGTGAGGCCGCGCAGATCCCTCAGCGGGACAAACGCAAGGTCGATTGGAACGACTTACACCAGCGCTGGCAGTTCCTGGACGAAGGCGAGAAGCGCGACACCCAAATTGAAAAAGACATCACCATCGCTCGGCATCACGGCGCGCTGCTGATCGCTGAGAACGCTACCGAAAAAGCCCTGGTGATGTTCGATTGGAAGCGTCGAAGCGAATTTCATCTGGAGTTCGGCAATCGCCTGTATTGGTTCAAGCTTGATCTGGAGAAGTACAACAAGGCCATTCAGGAACTGGAAGACAGCGAGCATCACGACGATCAGCAGCTGAACAACAAACAGATGCGGGCGAAAGCCATGCAGCAATGCGGCGCGCTGCAGCGCATCGCTACCTGCAATCCGAAAGCCCTGTACTACCAGGAAAACAAGCTCACAGACGAGTCCTGGTATTACTTCCGGATCACGTTTGCACACGACGCTGCGCCGATTAAAAACACTTTCACCAGCGCTCAGATCTCTTCATCGGCCGAGTTCAAAAAGCGTCTGTTGGGCATTGCCCCCGGTGGGATGTTCACCGGTACAACGCAGCAATTGGACGCGTTCATTGAGGAACAAACCGACGCTCTCAAGACCGTTCAAACCATCGACTTCACGGGCTACACCCGCGAACACGGCGCATACGTGTACGGCGATGTGGCGGTACGCGACGGTAAAATCTTCAAACTGAACGAAGAAGACTTCTTCGACATGGATCGCTTGAGCATTAAAACGCTCAGCCAGTCAGTGACCTTGAACCTGAACACTGACCTGGAGAAATTCGACACCGAATGGCTCGACATCATTTGGCAATGCTTCGGTGCCAAAGGGATGGTCGCCCTCGCCTTCTGGTTCGGCTCATTGTTCGCCGAGCAGATCCGGCAGCATCAAAAGAGTTACCCCTTCATGGAAATTATCGGTGAGCCAGGCGCCGGTAAATCCACCCTGATCGAATTCCTATGGAAGTTGTGCGGACGCCTCGACTACGAAGGTTTTGACCCCACTAAAGGCACCCCAGTTGCTCGGGCACGAAACTTTGCCCAGGTCGGGAATCTGCCGGTGGTGTTGATTGAATCTGAGCGCGAAAAATCAGATGGAAGCCAAACCCGCCAATACGACTGGGACGAACTGAAGACCGCCTACAACGGCCGCAGCGTTCGCTCAACCGGTGTAAAAAACAACGGTAACGACACCCGCGAACCGCCCTTCCGTGGCGCCGTGGTCATCGGTCAGAACCACGCGGTGAACGCCTCTGAACCGATCCTGCAGCGCCTGGTGCACATCGCCATGACGAAGGACGGGCAGACCCCGCAAACCAAGCTGTTGGTTGAAAAACTTGAGCGTATGCCCGTCGACCGCGTGAGCGGGTTTCTGCTCAAGGCAACCACGTCGGAGTCCTCCGTGATGGAGACCATCCGCGCGGAGGTTCCGACCTACGAACAGGCGCTGCTGGCCCTGCCTGAAATTCGCACCGTCCGGATCGCAAAGAATCATGCCCAGCTGCACGCGCTCGTAGACGCACTGGTGCACGTCGTTCCTCTGAAAAAGCATCAGTTGGAAGCCACACACGCGGAGATCCAGAACATGGCCAAGGATCGCCAGTTGGCCATCAATGCTGATCACCCGGTCGTCGTCGAGTTTTGGGAACTGTACGAATACCTAAACAGCGCTGCCGGCGGACTCAACCACTCACGCAATGACAGCTTGATTGCGGTGAACCTCAACGACTTTGCCAAAGAAGCCGCGGAGAAACGCCAGAAAGTCCCGGACATGACCGAGCTGAAACGCCACCTGAAAACCAGCAAGTGCCCGAAGTTCGTGGAGACAAACCGAACCGTTTGCTCTGCCTGGGAATTGGACGCTGCAGACAAACCGAAAACCGTGCGCTGCTGGATTTTCCAAAGCGCCTAAACCCGCAACTCAGGAGTGACCCAATGAAAGTAGAGACTGTAAATCTGAAGTCGGCGATTCGCTTTGGTGACTTTTACAACGTCTTCGGGCCTGACGGTGTTGTGACCATGGCCTGGTGGCTTGGTGCATTGCACGCCGATCGCATTCGCAAAGAACAAGGAAGCTTTCCGTTTCTACAAATAACCGGCCAGCCAGGTGGCGGCAAAGGCCTGCTGCTCGACTACCTGTGGAAACTGAGTGGGGAGGAACATTTTCAGGGGTGTGCTCCTGATCACGCATCACGAGCAGGCCGGTCTCGCTTTATGACCAACGCCGGCAACAAGGTCACCGCACTGGTGCCTATCCATGAGAAAGCAACTGGCGACTGGGCGGACGAGCTGAAGCCGCTTTATGACTCCAATGCGGAGTTTTTAGACCACAGCCGAGGTGGCGAACTGACTAAGTTTAAGGGAGCGATTTTGATCGTTGCTGATGCCCCTTTGCGGTGCAGTGAGGCCGTCAAAAGCAGAATGCAGACAGTGTTTTTGCATCCATCCAAACAAGACAAGAAATTCCGATCGGTGGCACAGCTTATTGAGTTAAGCGCTGACCGTGCAGGTGCATTTGCCGGAGTGTTCCGACATCACGAAGACCTGATTCTGACGGCGCTACAAGGAATGGTGCCAGCACAGATGGCCGAGTATGAAAGGCAATTCCGCGAGGATTTGAATGGGCGGTATGCAAGGAATTTCGCTCAGGTCGCGGCATTAATCGAAGCGCTGTGCGACCTCGTTGGCCTATCCGAACGACAACGCTCTGCAGCACTGAGCAGGCTACACAGCACGGATTACCTGATGAATAACGACGTACCGTTCTGAAACAGTCGGCGTACGCCATGAATTGAAGGGGTGTCGAGGAGTTGCACCTCCCCGACACCAACCACTACCGAGGGCAGAACCATGCAAGCACAGCACCCGAGCAGCAGCGATCCGAAGGCTAACACACAGGGCAGTAACGACGCTCAATCAGCCCGGCACCTAATGGCAATTCGGATAGTCGGCACAGCGATATTCGACTACCAGGTCACCAAGACTGACGAAGCGCGAATCCGCCTTGAGTGCTTGGCCACCTTCGCCAAGCAGCAGGGCGATATTGATGCGGCCGAAGCCGCCATTGTGGCCCAGCTACTGGCCAGCAACGCGTCATCGGGGGTCAGCATATGAGCGATGGCAAAACAATCCGGGAGCGGCCAGCGATGGCCAGTAAGCGATTGGATTTACCGAGCATCTGCGACATCTGCGGCAACGCCCGATCTACCCGAAAACATCAAAAGTGCAGCCGTATTCGCCAGCATCGAAAGACTGAGGAATGGGCCGCTGTAATGGCCGAAAAGGCTGCAATCAGAAAAGCAAAGGAACGCCGTTATGTTTAAACGCCGTGAGCAAGCAGCACCAGAATCAAATCCAGTAGTTTCTACTACGCTTTCAGCAGAACCCGCCTCTACACTGGTCTGTCATCAGGCGCGGGAATACACAGGTTCGAGGGTTGTACCGTGAGCCAAGCAACAACAGGTGTTTTGACCTTTCAAGACCTGCAGCACATCACCGGTTATCAGCGCCGATCCGATGTTGAGCGCTCGCTGATCGCCCAGGGTGTGCGCTTGTTCCGTGGCCGAACTGGCCCGTGGACAACGCTTGACCTGATTAATCACGCCGGCGGCGTCACGTCGGCGAGCGCTGAAAGGTACGACACCGACATATTATGAGGCGAGCGAGGAAACGTAAGCATAACCCCCATATCCCTGCCCATATCGATCAGGCCGCCCTCCCGGCGGCCGTTTACTTCGACCATCGCGACAGTGGTGTCTGGTACACCCTTCATCGGGACGAGACAGGAAAGCAGCGCCGCCAAAACGTGGCGCCCGCTGCCGTGTCGCTGGCAGAACTCCATCAAATCATGGACGAGGCGTCCAACGTCGATCGGGGAACGCTGCGCTACGTGTGCGAACAGTTCCACCTAAGCGACCGATACAAAAAACTCGCTCCCAAAACCCACGACGATTACTGCTACTCCCGCGATGTACTGCTGAACATTCCCACCAAATTGGGCAAGCCGCTGGGCGATCTCGCAGTGAAGAAATTCACCGCCGCCCTGGTGCAACGTATTGTTGATCGGATCGCAGACGAGGGTACGCCCTCAAAGGCGGCGCACGCACTGCGTTATCTGCGCCGCGTTCTGCAGTGGGGACGTAATCGGGGTTTCCTTGAAGTGAACCCAGCCCTGGGCATCGAAGCGCCGGTAGAACGTAAACAACGCCGGTTGCCACGGTTGAACGTTATGGACGTACTCATCGATCGCGCAACGGCGCGTGGACGTCTGGCACGTAACGAGCCTGGCGGTTGTCCCGAATACCTGGCCAGCGTGATGGAGTTGGCCTACCTTTGCCGACTACGCGGCATTGAGGTCGTGACGCTCACGGATGCGAACGAGCTGCAGGAAGGGATTCTGACCAATCGGCGCAAGGGCAGTCGGGACAACATCGTCCGATGGACGCCGCGACTGCGCACCGTTTGGGAAGGCGCGAAGGCTTTGCGCGCCAAGGTTTGGGAACGCCGTAAAACGCCTATCCCGATTGCGGCGTCAAAGCGCTTTATCATCGTGGCCAGCCACGGTGGCCCGCTTCGAAAAACAAGCCTCGACACCGCTTGGCAACGCTTCATCACTTTGGCGATCGCAGACGGAAACATCGATCCGGAAGATCGCTTCGCGCTGCACGATCTGAAACGGCGCGGCATCACTGACACGACCGGCACCAGGGCCGACAAACAGGAAGCGAGTGGCCACCGTGACGCGAAGATGATGGACGTCTACGATCACAGCGTGCCGGTGGTTTCACCTTCGGCTGAATGA